GCGTCAGCGTCTCGATGCACTGGGCCTGCCACGGGTCGCAGCCGGTGAGCTGCAAGAGGTCGGAGAAAATAAACATTATGCCGTTCATAAGATGAGCGCACCTCCTAACTTATAAGCAAGAGCAAAGGCCAGCAGCAGGTATGCAGCCCAGCCCAACAGCATTTCGCGGGTGGGATGCCGGGCGCAGAACATGACCAGCGCCACCATGCACCCGCCTGCGACAAATGACATAAAGCAGGAGAAAATAGAGCTTCTCGTCATAGCTGTCACCTCATCCCCAGCGCCCGCTCGATTGGCTCTCTGGGATTGTCGTTGTGGTATTTGCCGGTCATGTACTTCTGTACCTGACCGACGCCAAGCCCTGCCGCCTTGGCGAGCTGGCTGTAATTCCAGCCGCGGAGGGTCTTCTGTTTTACGGCCTCCGCTTTCCATTCGGGAGACCAGGATGTGGATTTCAAAGCTTTTACCTCCTTGTGGCAGGCTTCCTTCTGCGGTAGAATAAGAGCAGAAAGGAGTGAGATCATGGATAGATTTTCAGGGGTGAATAGTGCCAGACACTTAAACCAAGTTGTGGATGAGTTGGCTAAACAGCAGCGCGAAGCAGAAGCTGTGGTGAGAGAACGGCAAAAGCGCAGTGAAGAGCTTGAAAATGCGCAAATGGGTTCGGCGGAAGATATTCGTAAAATGCTGGAAATGATGGAAGCAAACCAGAAAGAGCAAGCTGCTGAAATCCAAAAAAATCACAGGGTAACCGTTATTTCCATCGTGGTTGCTGTTGTATCCGCTGTTTTTGGCGCGGCGTCGTTTTTCGTTGCGCTTATAGCCCTGTTGCGCTGAGCCTTATCAGTGTCAGAATGAGTGCGGCGCTTTGGAAGAATGCTGCTGCACCTTGCAGGCAAAGCACAATAATCAGCATTTGATGTAATGTCCAGTCGGGCTTCTGGCTGGGCTTTTTCTTATCATCCATCTGGTTTGCCTCCTTGTGTGTATCTTGCTCCTGCGGTATAATGAAAACACAGGAGGAAATTGAAATATGAAGTGGTTTTTAATTGCTTTTTGTACAATCTTGGCT